ATACCATTTTTGCATCAACAAATAAGCACAACCTGCATGAAATGGCTCGTTTTAAATAAATCAACCCAAGTACCTGAAATAACCATTAGTGGCTATATCGGCTCGTATGACAAGGTCAACTATGAGCAGTTTAATGATGCTCTCAATCAACTCAAAGAATCAGGAGCTACGAAAGTGAAAGTTTACATCAATAGTGGAGGTGGAGATATGATAGAGGGCTTGGCTCTTTATGATGCTGCTGCCGAAAGTGGATTAGACTTCGAGGTGCAGGTCATCGGCATGGCTGCTTCTATGGGTAGCTTACTCATGTTTATCGGCAATGAGAAACCAGTGATTAGCAAAAATGCACGAGTGATGTTTCACAAACCACAAGCAGGAGCTTATGGTGAATCGTCAAGCCTTCGCAATAGAGCAGATTTGTGTGATAGCCTGGAGACAACAATCAAAACATTGTTGGTCGCTAAAACAGGCAAAACGCCTACCGAAATAGATGCTTGGTTTGTGACAAACAATGAGACCTGGATGACAGCAGATGAAGCTGTAGAATATGGAGTCTGCGCAAGTATAGTACCTAGCGGTACTGAAGCTACCGAACTGCCTGAGCCGAATGAGCCGCTCAATGAAGAGCAGTTTTACAACATGGTTTACAATAAAATTTCTAATAAAAACAATTTTGAAATGAAGTATTCAAACGATGCCAAAATACAATTTGGCTTACCTACCTCTAGCACAGATGCAGATGTAGATGCACACATTGCTAACCTCAATGCTAAGGCTGCAAAGGCTGATACGTTGGAGGCTCAAATGACTGCCAACAACAAAAGCAGAGCTAAGGCTTTGATTGACAAGGCTATTAATGATAAGAAGCTGACAGAAGCTGATAGGGAAACCTACCAAGCTAAAGCAGAGTCTGATTATGACTTTGTGTCCAATATGCTTAGCAAAATGAAGTCGCCAGCATTGCCAGCTGATGGTATCACTCCTGGACAAGAAGGAGCAGACACTACCGATAGAAGCAAGTGGTCTCTTACTGATTGGGCAAAAAATGACTATGAAGGATTAGAGAAAATGAAGCTTGAAAATCGTGAAAAGTACGCTACGCTTTGCAAGGCTGCTGGAGTTCCTATTTCCTAACCAAATCCAAATAATCAATAAGTAATCAACTATCACTTTTCAGTTTAAACTTTAACCCCCAATAAAAAAACAACCATGAAAAAGGTATCAGCTTTAAATATCGTTTTCGCTTCCCTTGCATTCAACTCCGTGATGGGTGCAGGCTTAGCATTAGCAGTAGGTGCGCCACCTATCTTTGGCGCAATAGGTCTCAATGCCCTTGGCGTGATTCAAAATGTAATTAGCTCTACAGGAGCTGTGCAGTATCAAGGCTTCGTTTTAGCAGGCCTCAACAAGGAAGTTTGGTTAGCCGAACTTATGCAGAAATTTAGACCGAATCCAGCCTGGTTAAAAGAGGCGAGAGATTTGTCTGCTTATGTCAATAATGACACTATCAATCTAGCAGATGCAGGTGCAGATCCTGGCGTGATTATCAACTATGATGGAACGTACGATATACCAGTTGCAGCAACTGAAGATACGCCTAAGACTATTGACTTATACAATATGTCCACAGAGCAGGATCAAATCAAAGCAGCCTTGGTAAAAACGAGAGCCTATAATATCATGCAAGATAGAGTACAGCGACACAACGATACTTTAGAGGCTACTTCGCTTCGTTTGGCAGCTTATGGTATAGCTCCAGTTTCTGATGCAGCACTCACTCCAGTTTTAGCTACTTCAGGAGCAGTCGTTGGAGGCTTCAAAGCGATTACCCTCAATGACATCATTGACCTAAACACAAAGTATAGCAACGAGGATATGAATCCAAATGGCATCAAGCCTATCTTGGTTTTAAATCCTAATCACTTAGCACAGTTGGCTAAAGAAGATAAGGATTTGTTCAAGCAGTTTGTAGGAATCGATATGACCGATGGCTTCGACTTGTTAGGCTTCAAAACTTACAAATCAACAGTGACTCCATTGTACAATAAGACTACAGGAGTACGAAAGGCTTATGGAGCAGCTGCTGCGCCAGCTACTGATACCATTGCATCATTTGCGTTCTTACCTAAAGAGGCAGGCTATGCAAAAGGCACTATGGAGATGTTCTTAAAACAAGCAGATCCCCAGCGTCAATCAGACTTCGTGAACTTTGCCGTACGCTTCTTTGCTGGTTCTATGAGAAACAAAGGATTGGGCGCTATTTATTCAGGATCATAAACTAAAAAACCCCGAAAGAAGCCCCTGACCAGCGAAAGCTGCAAGGGGGCAAGTCGGAACTAAAAAATGAAAGCAATCGACTACATATTAAAAAGCTACTTATGGTCAGACACCTATGATTTTGTCTGCTCCATGTTCCCAAGCTACAAGTATGGCATGACATTTCTGCTCATCTTTCTAAGTGGCTTTACTGCCAATATTGAACTGCTCTTTGGATTTAAGTATTTCACGTTTATTGCATTTTTGATAGGTGCAGTCATAGAACTAACCAGTGGTATTTATGCCTCCATCTCGGTGCGCAAAGAGCCATTTCAGAGCCAAAAGCTTGGCCGATTTGGTTTCAAGTTTGTGCTACTCATGATAGGCCTCTTTATGCTGACTCAGTTTGGCAAAGAGTGGGAAGGCAAAAATGAACTCATCAAAACAGTATTCGATTGGGTGTATGCTTTCATCTTCACCCTAGGAGCATTAGAGTACATGACTTCCATTCTTGAAAATTATGCCGTTACTCAGGGCAAGCCCAAAGACTACTATGTTTCAATCATTCGCAAAAAATCAGATAACATTTTAGATGTACCAACAGATGAGAGTCATTAACGTATTTATAATCGCAAGTCTGCTAATCATAGTCCTATGCTTGGCTGGATGCAAAACAACATCCAAGTCGGTGCAGGTGAGAGAGCGAGTGATCGTAGATACCTTTACACTTATCAAAGAGGCCATTTCCATTCCATATGCCGTGCCAGGAGATACAGTGGTGATATCCATTCCAGCTATATGCGACAGTTTTGGCAAGGTCAAATCATTTGTAGTGAGCAATAGCAGTAAAAGAGCCAGTATCAAAGCTTCAGTAGTAGATGGAGTGATCACTATACAAGCGGATTGCAAAGCCTATCAAGACTCTGTGTATGCTCTCAATACTTATACCTCGCATCTTCGACAGCAGCTTGATTCGCTTTCATTCGTATCGCAAAAAACAATCGAAGTGATCAGGATTCCATCGGCCTATAAATGGGCAATGGGCTTCACAGTTATCTTCTTTTTGGGACTACTCATTTTCATTATTTATAAAATCTTAAAACCCTTTTTAAAGTGGACAATAATTTAAAATCAGAAGCCATCCGTATCGGCCAAGAGCGAAACTTAAATGAAGTATTCGTATCAAAAGACGGACAAGTATTTACATCTAAATCATTAGCCGCTTTCCATAAAGGACAGACTGGCAATGCATTTGAAACAGTAGAAATAGAGGATACTGTATCTCAAGAAGAGATTGAAGCTGCTGCTGCTGAAAAAGCTGCGAAAGCGGAAGCTGCTGCCAAAGAAAAGGCAGCAAAAGCAGAAGCGGCTGCAAAAGAGAAAGCGGATAAAGCCGAAGCTGCGGAAAAAGCCAAAGCCGAAAAAGCGGAAGCCGCTGCAAAGGCAAAAGCCGAGAAAGTGGAAGCGGCTGCAAAAGCTATCATTGATAAAGCAACTGAGGCAAAAACAGAGGGTCAGGCATCTGTAGCTCCAGGAGCTGAGGCTGAAGTAAAGTAATTTAAAAACGATTTAAACCCTCTTTAAAATGGGAAAAGTAATAATACTGGTAGATAAAAATGGACTTGGCATCACAGCTAAGTCGGCTGATGGCAACTCGCTCATCATTGGCAATGGTTACGCAGTAGTAGGTGGAGTGCAATTAGATGTGGCGTATGCTTTCAGAAGATTAGCAGATGCTGAAGATATAGGAATCACAGCCGCTAATGACACGGCCAATAATATGCTCGTGCATTATCACATCGATGAGTATTTTCGTAAAGCTCCAGGTACGAAGCTTTGGTTCATGCCAGTAGCTACTGGCGAGACTCTCGAAGACTTGGTAGGTGTAGCTGGCGATGTATTACAATCGCTCGCAGGAGAGGTTAGAAACTTAGGCTTTATCTCGAATAAGACAGATGTTGAAATGGGAGCATTGACCATCGTAGATGGCTTGCCTGAAGAAGTGGGCGATGCTCTATCAGCCGCTTCTATCTTGTGGGAAGATCAGCGTACTCGCAATAGACCTCTGGCTTGCATCTTGATTGAGGGCTTTAAATTCTCAGGCACTCCAGGATCAGCTGCCGATTTGAGAGCCAATGAAGCTACTGGAGTAGGTGTGGTGATAGCTCAAGATACGGATATCGTATTTGGATCTAAATTGTCTGTCAAGCATCATGCAGCTGTAGGTACTGCATTGGGTGTGAAAGCTGGTCGCACGGTAGAAACCAACATCGGAGAAACAGAAGGCAATGACCTACAAGATAAAGCATTGGGTAGATGGATCAATCCTGGTCTATCATCGAATACCTTGGCGTCAGCATTGAATGATGACCCAAATGCCAGCGACTATGATTTGTTGACAGAGAAAGGCTACATCTTCCCTCGTGCCTACCAAGGTTATCCAGGCGTATTTTTTGATGATGATCCAAGCTGCGACCTAGCAACCAGCGATTTCTATTCGCTGTCCAATACTGCGGTCTATGTGAAGGCTCATAGAGAGATTTATGCCTCGCTCGTAGGCGAAGTCAATAAGAAAATTTTTATAGATACGGCTAGTGGCAATATCACTGCTGCTGACTGCGCTCGCTTTGAAAACTTAGGCAATGACGTTATCGGAGCTACAGGCTTCATGACTCGTGCTGCTGAGATCAGTGGCGGTAAAACGTTCTGCGATCCAAACCAAAATGTACTAGGTACGTCTGAAGTAAAAGTTGGCTATGAGATTGTGCCAGTAGGTTACAGCAGAGCTATCAAAGGATCTATTTCGTTCACTAAAAAAATCAGCTAAAAAATGGGACAAGCATTAATAAACGGAGTGCGTAGAGGATGGGGAGCATGTGAGTTTGTATTTCTATCAAGATTGGTTACAGGCATCACAGAGTTTACAACTGAGTCAACTCAAGACAAAGACAATGAGTATGGAGCTGGCAATGAGCCTATCCATCAGTCCAATTCTAACAAGAAGTATGGCGCAAAAATGAAGCTCTACTATTACGAAATTGAGGCAATCTTAAGAATGTTACCTGAAGGGAAAGACTTGACAGATCTGCCACCATTCACTACCAATATAGTGATGAATCCCGAAGGCGATGATCCTCTTTCGAGAATAGATGTGCCGATGTGTAGCTTCAAGTCTAGTGGCTTAGGTTTAGGACTGAAACAAGGCGATAAAGCTACACAGGTGGAGCTAGACATGATTTGTGGTAAACCAATTTACAAAAAATAAAAAATCAATTTCGGGATGGAAACTAAGAAATACCCTGGGGGAGTAACCCAACAACAAATAAGCGATTGGACGGCTAAATATGGCCAACCAAACGAAGGATTCAAAGTAGGACAATTAGCCTCTTTGCGAGATCCTAAGAAGGTACTTGTGTTCTACTTTAACAAGCCTGACAAGCATGTAGTAGCTGAGTCGAGTAGCAATGTCATGAGCCAAAAGCCAAACCTACCAGCAGCTAAACAAGCTATGGTGACTAACTGCCTTTTATGGGCTGAAGATGAATTGACCAATGATGCTGTATATCGTGATCAATACATGATGTCGATGGGAACATTGATAGGCGAATCGTTTGAAGTGCCTACTGCCGAGCTGGCAAAGATATAAGCGACTGCCTTTTAGATCCCAAAGCAGAAGCATTTGACATTCGCAAGATGTATGCCATCGTGCGAATGTCTTCAGGGATCAAAGAGCCTGAGAAGCTCAAATGGGAAGACTTCCTGAAGGTCTATGCCGATGTGCTATACTACGAGCAGTTCAAAGCCGATATGATAGCCGAAAGCGTAGAAATAAGGCTTCGGAAAATCCTCAAGTAAACGATTGATAATTATTAAATAACCACACCATGTCTCGCTCTATTTGGGAATTAGATTGGAAAGATGCAGTATCGGGTGGCTTAGATCGTTTACAATCAAATGCCCTCCGCACTTTTTCTCGTATCGAAGCTATGGAATCAAGATTTGAAGCCAACATGCGCAATGCTGGTGCAGCTTCAGTCAATGCAGCTAATCAAAGCACAGGAGCGTTTGGTATGATGGGTGCAGTCTTGGGAGGCAATTTATTGACACAGGTTGTCAACTATGGAAAGCAGGGCGTGATGGCAATGGTCGGTCTTGGAGCATCGCAGGAGCTAGTCAGTACAGGCTATGCTACCATTCTCAAAGATGCTAAACTTACGGAAGATACACTTCGCAATCTGAAGGGATTTGCAGACTGGTCTCCATTCAATACGGGTGAGGTTATGCAGTTTGGGCAAGACATGCTCATAGCTGGTGTGAAAGCTCAAAGCCTCATACCTACCATGAGTAGGCTTGGTGACATTTCAGGAG